CACGAGGATCTACCATAATGACACACTCTAATGGAAATGGTTTTACACAGAAGGAGTTATTAAAATTGGTCATTGAGAGATTAGACAGGCTAGAAGAAAAACTAGATAATAAATTGGACAAGTCAGAGTTTTATAAAGTATTAGGATTAGTTGCCACAGTTATATTAATTGTTGGTAGCTTAACAATGTAATGAAAGCAACAGTTAATTTAAACCAAGTATTACAAGGTGGGCTTGCTGCTTTAGTAGCTTGGTTGTTTCAAACAGTTAATCAGTTACAGTCACAAGTTGCTGTATATATGGTACAAATACAAAAGCTAGAAGAAAATATTGTAGGTCTAGCTATGAGAGAAAGAGAACTTAACTCTGCTTTAACAGATGTTCTTATTAAATTAGGAGGATAAATGATTTGTGGTTTATGTACAGGAATGTGTAACACTTGTCCTGTAAATAAGTTAAGATAGGTAGATGCCTATGAAAATAACATCAAGAGATATTTGGGGTGCTAAACCTAACAAAAAATCTTTTTCTAAACTAGGAGAAGTTAAAGGTTTAGTGGTACATTGGTCAGCTTATCCTACTGCTGTTGGCAATATGGCAGAGATGGATCAGTGCAAGACTATACAAAGACTGCATCAAGAAGATAGAGGTTGGAATGATGTAGCTTATAACTTTTTAGTAGGAGATACAGGACAGATATATGAAGGCAGAGGATTTGGAAATAGATCAGCAGCACAAGGAGGTAACAATCGTGAAGAAATTAACTTTAACAATAAGCATTATGTTGCTGTGTGTTGGCTTGGTGGCTCCAATCCTACCGACAAACCTTCAGATAAAGCTATTGCATCTGTCAAATGGCTCTATGAACAAGTCGGTGGAGAGCTAAGACCACATAGTTCATTCAAACAAACACAATGTCCTGGAGATGCTTGGCGACAATGGATTATAGAGGAAACAAGTCCTAGCATAGATAACAAAGCACCTGATAATGTGTACATACCAAGTAGTTTTGAGAGTAAATTAGACAAAATTCTTGTTAAACTAGAAAGCATAGAAAGAAAATTAAAGTTAGGAAAGTTAATACAATGACACCAGAACTAAAAGATATGTTAGAAAGAGCAGTATGGACATTCATAGAAGGGTTCATAGGAGCTTTAACAATCAGTCCAATGGTCGGTATTGAAGCAAATTCACTACAAATTGCAGCTATTGCAGGTGGTGGAGCAGCTTTATCTGTCATCAAGACATTCGCAAAGAAAAAAATAAGCTAAGAAACTGTCATAAAATCTGATTATACTAAGCCTTAACAGAAAGGCTGCGTATGAAGAAAGATAAAAAAGACTTAGGTAATAACTATTTTAAGTCAGGTTGGCAACCATCAGCAGAGTTTGATGAGTCAACTGGCTTAGGAGAGATTACTCATATAGGTCAAGACCCTAATTACAAATCTAAATTTGACACTATCTTAAAAGATTGGGGCTTTGATCCAGAACATTATGAGATAGATGGTAAAGTCAAAGCATCATCTTGGAACACACAACTTAAAGGTGGAGATGTTGAAACCTTTTATGCGTTTAAAGGAGTGGTCAGAAGGCGACATCCACAGCGTGATGAATGGTATGACAAGCTCCTTAAAGAAGTATCAAAGAAGAAACCACTTAAGAAAAAGAAAATTAAGAGTGATTTGGCGTACATCTTTACACTTAGTGACTGGCAACTAGGAAAAGTTGACCTTGGAGTAGAGAAAACGCTTGAGAGATACGACAAGGCACTTGAGAGAGCAGTAGCAGAGGTTAGGCGACTAGGTAGCGTAGATGAAATTTATTTGCTTTCTATGGGCGATTTGACCGAAGGTTGTTACGGATTCTACGACTCTCAACCACATAATGTGTCACTTAATCTATCTCAACAGTATCACTTAGCAAGAAAGCTCATAATGAAAACTATTGATACATTTCTACCCTATGCAAACAAGATTGTACTGGCTGGTGTACCTGCTAATCACGGAGAGATGGCTAGATCAGGTAAAGGACAGGTCGTAACATCACGATTAGACAACTCTGACACTATGCACTTGCAGATATGCCAAGAGATTATGGAACAGAACCCACGATATGACAAGGTAAGTGTGTCCATACCAGAGGGTTTCCATCATACAGTAGATATAAAAGGATTAACTGTTGGATTTACACACGGACATATGCACAGTGGAGGTACAGGTCCAGAGGGTAAGATAATGAAGTGGTGGCAAGGACAAATGTTTGGTGATTTCCCAGTAGGAGATGCAGAGATTCTTATTACAGGACACTTTCATCATCCTCGTATGATGCAACAAGGTAACAGAACTTGGTTTCAATGTCCATCTATTGATGCAAGTATAGACTTTACTGCACGAACTGGTATGTGGAGTAAGCCTGGAGTGTTAACCTTTACTGTTGATAAAGATGGTTGGGACAATTACAAGATAGTTTAAGTAGACAATTTTTTGGTTTCTTTAAAATTATATTAACATAATATTTACCATCAGAAATTACTTGATGCTTGTAACAAATATTATAATTTTTTGTTCTTTTACTCATACACTATACATACTGTACTTAACAGTAAGCTCTGTGCCTGGTTCTATATCTTCTAATGTATATAGATAGCGTGTCATCTTACCTTGTATCTCACAGTTAGGTTTGTCACTATGATTTATAAATCCACCGAGTGGTGTTCTCAATAAGTTATTAGGTTCACCATACCATCTAGCGTGTGTCATACCTATAACTTCGTAAGCAGGTATATCTTTAATTGCAAACAAACCTAGACCTTCTACCTTACTTGGTTGAATAGTAAGGTAGTCAGGTAATGGTCTGTATTTATTCTTCTTCTTCAACTACTTCTACTTCCATAGGAATATGTAGTGGAGCATCTTCAAACTTTATGTCCTGATATTCTCCGTGTCTTAATATAATCTTTATCTTCATTCTTCTTCTTGTGTTACTTCTTGATTAGTAATAGTCATAGTATGTATAGGTAGGATTGCAGCAATCTCTTGCTTACCATCTGCTTTATTAAATATAATTGTTTTAAAGCTACCTCTCTTCTCTAACTCTGCTAATAGTTCTAGCATATTTACCTTTGATAGGTCTGTCATTGTTCCTCCTTAATGTATCTTTGCATCTTTTTCATAAAGAAATCCTACTTCTTTATCTACTGTATTATTGTTATCAAACTCTGTTGTCTTAGGCATAGGTCTGCTTTGCCAAAAGAAATCAGTTTTTTTTGCAATAAGTCTGTTAATATTCCAAGTCATTATCTTACCATTGTATTCTGTGAGATAGATAAATGCTTTACCTGTTTCTATTGACTTATCAATATTCCTCATAAATTTATCTTTCTCTATCATCCAGGAGTCATACTCTGTACTCCTAGACTTTATCTCTACAATGTAGGTGTCGTTTGTTGCATCATAAGAACAGAATGGATCTTCTGATTCTTGTAACTTATCCATATTTGGATATAAATTATTTAATGTATCTACTATTTGTGTTTGCATATTGTATTACCTTTCTACATTCCTCGCAATAACCATTTATTATTTTGCTTGGCTCACCAAATAAATCAAGCTCACCTATATTACAACTTAAACATTTTAAAATAGTTCCACCTCATCTTCTTTGTGCTTTGCTTGTACATCAATAGGTTCTAGTAAAGCGTGGCATACCTTGTACTCCCAAGCAAAAGGATTTTTCTCATCTGTAAGTTTGTATCTATACCCACAGTAAAGGTTGCCTTCCATATCTGTATATTTAATATCATTCTGTTTGCAATAGAATGGTGCTTTACATTTAGTATCAGGTGGTTGTGGTACATCAAAATTAAAATCAGGAAATCTTTTTTGTAACCTAGCTTTTAGTTTCTCAATGTTAATTGATTCCCCTGCTCGCTCTAAATCCATTCTTCTGGACAATCTGCATTGCCTACCCAAGTAGCCCAACCACATCCATTACCATAAGGTGCTTTCTGACAAGCAAAGTCTGGTATCTTAGACATCTTAGGATTAGATGCTTTCTTATCTCTGTTATCACAGACATCTCCCTTTGTACTACAACCAGGACATATCTTATTTTCATCAGTAGGAGGTCCACTATAAGTAACCTCTGCACCAAGTATCTCCTCCATCTCTGTTGTGTCAGGAGTTTTATCTTCACTTGCAGCAAAGA